AAAGCAGTCAAATTATCAGCAGATATTATAGCGAGAGCAGCATGAAACTAGAGACACAATTATTATTTGCAGTACCCAAAACAGTCGATGAGTTACTAACGATGATCGACTTCCCGAATGGTGAGGAGAGGGCGCTGGCTATGAAAGCAGCAATGCTCGCATGGAATTGTGCAGCCCACCTAAGCAATCAACCAGAGGAGGATATAGCATGACAGAAAAAGATATGAACATAAGGTGGGATGACTTTGACGAAGCCTTAGCTGACTACAATAAGCAGACAACGCAACGCCAGTTGTATGAATGGCTACAGGCTTGCCCGCTCAAAATAGTAGAACTAAAAGAGTATATACATTCAGGTCAAATTATGATCAACTTAAAATCAGATGAGGTGTAAGCATGTTAAAACGTATAGAAAATAGATTGACACGTACAGCAGTACGGGCAGCAGTTAAAACGGCACGTTTATTAGGCATGACAGTGCGTCAAGACAGGGGCAGCGCTGACAGGTACTTCATACAACGGAGTAAGGGGCATAAGCACTACATCCTGAGCCACCGCAAGAAAAAGTACCGCACTGGTACAAGTGAAGGTGACACCTTTAAGCAGTACCATCTTGGGTTCGTGTCATTCTACCGTGAGGTAGGTAACCGATATATGTGGGATGTACAACAACGGGATATGGGCTAACATGGGCAACGGTACACTGTATTTTTATGACATAACCGCCTACATGGAGTGCATTAAGGAGTGCCTCCATCATGGTATATACTTTGAAGGTACACAATATAGGAAAGAAAAAGAAGTGGCTGGGTTCCTATACAGTGTAGAAATAACAGGAGTTAAAAGAGTATGATTAGTCTAAAAGATAAGTTGCATATCATCTTAGGTTGTAGTATCTTAGTTGGAGCTACTAACTTGATGACCATACCTGAGGCGTATGCAGACGATACTATGGACGCTGAACACTGTGTCCCTCTTGTAGCACACCAACTACGCACCGAGTACGTGACAAAGTTGGAGCAGTTAGTGACTGATCTGTATCTATTTAAAATTCAGAGTAATATAAACATTGCAGAGGAGGTGTACCGTGAGCGACACAGCACAGAACGGGAAGGGGAGTAAGCAACGACCGACAGATACACAATCATTCAGTGATAACTACGACAGAATCTTCTGTCAGAAATCTAACAACAAGCACGACCAAGAGGATAATGCAATGTTCGCACAAAATTCAGCACCACACCTAGACTATGACGCAGCTCTCTACAGTTGGGTGCCAGCAGCAGGCGGCGCAGAGAAACCATTCGAGTGGGCTGACAAGGAATACTTATACATGTACAACACTGTCACAGGCGAGCATTCGTATTACAATGCTACTGATGATGTCTTTGAACCTAATGTGGAGTTCAACTAATGAGTGAGTTTACTGTAGGACATTTAAAGGAATTAATCCAAGGTCTTAATAATGATATTAGTATTGAATTAGATGCTGAAGGTGCTTATTACAACATTGTTAACGCACGTATGTTATTTAATCAGGGCGCAGCTAATGAGCCTTTAGTTAGTCTCACTCTTAGGAAGGTTATATAATGTATCTAGTATCATATGGCAGTACCACAGGCTACTACGAGCAAGAGTTTCAAAGCTACGAAGAAGCCGCAGATTTTGTAAAAGATCATGAGGATGAATACAATGGCATGGGTATTGAGTGTCTTGATGATGGCGAAGATCTTTATTGGTCTAATGAGATGAGGGATTATGTACAAAGAGGATAGAATAGTCGTACCTGATGCCGCCATACGGGAGTATAATGAGAAGTATGGCAAGTATCTGCCCAAGTCAGCGAAGCGGTTAGAATTACCGTTGGTTGTAGACGAGGATGCAATGTACTTACAAGCTATGGGTTTAACGAAACCTGAGGAAAATAAAAATGGTTAGATTCTTTACGCACCCTGTTGTCATGACGTTGACGTTTACCGCACATTGTTTGTTACTTGCGTGGTTATTTCAACGCTATGAGGGTTTACTGTAGAATTAAATATAACTTTTGTCCCAACACGAGAGGTAGATATGTCTACTATGGACAAGCAAATTGAGCTTGAGTACCGCATGTTGCAGTCTGGCATCAACAGGTACAATAAACAACTCGAAGATATGGTTGCATCTAACTTGCAGTCTAAAACTTTACACGGGAGGAGTATTATATCTGGTGTATGTGCGCCAGTAGCAGAAGGTATACGGAAGCTGGTAGAAAATAAGACTAGTAACCGTGACATTACTAAGAAATTACTACAAAATGTTAGCGCAGAGCAAGCGGCTTATTTAGCCTTGATCTCAGTAGTTGACAAGGTGTCCCAGAACGTGCCTTTACTTAACGTAGCTCGATTAGTAGGAGTCAATGTGGAGACACAGCTACGCTTAGACGAATGGCTTAAGCAGGACAAAGGCACAGCTACAAACCTTATACGTATGGCTAACAAGAAATCAGACAAAGGTTTTGACCACAAGCGTCATGGTCTTAACCATAAGATGAAGGCAGACAATGTAGATATACCTTACTGGTCTGACACGGATAGGATACACGTAGGGTTGCGTTTAATAGATGTTATCATTAAGGACACAGGCATCATTAAGCTACGTAGTGAGTACACCAGACGTAAGACAATAACGTACTTACAAGCTACGGACGACACGTTGGAGTGGATTAAAGCGTTCAATGAGACGCATGAGTCTAACCTACCAAGACATTCACCTTGTATAATACCACCTAAAGATTGGGATTCATTCTTTGGTGGTGGGTATTACAGCGAACACATCAATAAAAAGCCTTTTCTAAGGATACATGGCATATGAAGAAGCATATAAAAAAATATATCGAAGAGTTTGAGCAGTTAGACCTGACTACTGAGTTTAGATGTGTTAATGCTTTACAGCAGACACCGTGGAGAGTTAATGAGTTCGTAGTTAAAATCATACGTGAAGTCTGGGATGGTGGACAGGAATGGGAAGGGTTGCCTCCTCGTGATAACACTGACGTACCTCCGTACCCTTTTAGCGTAGACCCTAAGGATTTAGATGAGACGCAACGAGAGGAGTTCAAAGCGTTTAAAGCTAAACGTAATAAGATATACAATGAGAATGGCCGTAATATGTCTAGGCGTATACAGGTAGAGCGTACCATACAACTAGCTGAGGAGTATTTAGAGCATGACAACTTCTGGTTTGTCTGGCAGTGTGATTTTAGGGGTAGAAAGTACCCAGTGGAGTCGTTTTTGTCCCCACAAAATGCCGATTACTCTAAGGCTTTACTAGAATTTAGCAACTCTGTTACTATGGACACCGCTGAAGACGCACAATGGCTTGCTATACACGGAGCTAATGTCTTTGGTGTGGACAAAGTTAGCTTAGAAGACCGTGAGATGTGGGCTTACATGAACACACAAAACGCTATTGACGTTTATAACGACCCATTTAGCAGTTTATGGTGGCAAAAAGCTGACAAACCGTGGCAAGCACTAGCTTGGTGCAAGGAATGGGCAGAGTATAATACCGCCAGAGCTAATGGGCAGACGTATGAGACACATTTACCATGTGCTAGTGATGGTTCATGTAACGGATTGCAACACCTCTCAGCGATGCTCAGGGACTCTGAAGGGGGTAAAGCTGTCAACCTTACGCCTAGTGGCGAACCTCAAGACATTTATGCGGATGTTGCCAAGAGAGCAACCGAGTTATTAGAGAAGGAAGGCACATTAATGGCTCGTCAGTTACTAGAGGTAGGTGTTTGCCGTAAAGTGACTAAACGATCTGTAATGATTGTACCTTATTCAGGCACACGACACGCATGTAGAGCATATATACAGGAATCGTTAGCAGATAAATGTAAAGGCAACGACCCGTGGCAAGGTGATTACTTCCAACCAGCCTTATACTTGTCTAATTTTGTGTGGCAGGCCATTGGTGAGGTAATTGTGTCGGCTTTTGAGGCTATGAACTATATAAAAGATATTGCTAAACTGTATGTGGACAATGGTTTGTCTTTTTATTGGACAACACCTACGAACATTATTGTTCGTCAGTATTACCCCAACAGTAAGAAGAGGAGGATACAGTCGCACCTTAACGGGTCAATTGTTAGACTGTCGTACCGTGAGCCTGAGGAGGACTCTATTGATAGTAGAAAAATGTTATCAGCAGCTAGTCCAAACTTTGTACACTCGTTAGATGCAGCAGCTTTGACGCTAACAGTAGATAACTGTTTAGATAAAGGTATTACTGACTTTGCTATGGTACACGACTCGTATGCCACACACAGTCCTAACATGCCCAAACTAAACAATGAGCTGAGGTCTGCCTTTGTTACTATGTATGAGAACAATGATGTACTCATGGATCTGTACGTAGCAGCAGTAGCTTCTTTACCACAGGATGTGGTTGTGCCACCTCCACCGCAACAAGGAGATTTAAACTTAAGTGATGTTTTACTAAGTGATTACTTTTTCGCCTAGTTTCTAAACTTCCCCTTAAGCCCAACACCCCGTTCATATATATATTAACTATTAAGGAATCAAAAAGCATGGCTAAAAACATATTAGTATTGGAAGGTAACGCACTATGGGCAAAAGTATTTGAGCCTGATACAAAGTTCAACCCGTTAGGTGACTACAGTATCAATATTCAAATGCCAGTAGCAGATGCTGCTGCAATGAGTGAGCAACTAGAAGCAATAGTTCAAGCAAAGTTTAATGAGGCGATTAAAGAAGATCCCCGCCTCAAGAATACGCTGTCCACTTCAGATGTATGTCAACCAGTGTTTGACCGAGAGACAGGTGACGACACAGGCTTAGTCGAGTTTAAGTTTAAGCTCAAGGCTAAGGTACAGAAACGTGACGGTACTTACTACGAGCAGCAACCTGCTGTGCTGGACGCTAAGAAGACTCCACTTAGTAAGGATGTTCTTATTGGTAATGGGTCTAAGGTCAAGGTAGCCTTTGAACCTATCCCTTATGTAATGGGCAGTACCAAGAAAGCTGGTGTGTCTTTACGTCTCAAAGCGGTACAGGTAATTGACTTAGTAGAGTACGGTAACAATGCAGCAAGTGTCTTCGATGAAGAAGATGGTTATGTAGCATCTGATACCTCGGTAGCTCCCTCAGCAGCTCCCCAAGAGGAGTTCGCAGATGCCTCTGACTTCTAGGTCTACCTTAGAAGAACGAGTCCAGCTCAACCTCAACGCCCGTGGGATAGCTTATGAGTATGAACCTTGTAAGCTGCCCTATGTGGTCGAGCGTAACTACATCCCTGACCTAAAGATTGGGGATATTTATATCGAGGTCAAAGGTTACTTCCGACAAGACGCTCAACGTAAGATGAGAAGCGTCAAGGAACAACACCCAGAGTTAGACATACGTTTTCTATTCCAACGCAACAACAGCACAGTGCAAGGTGCTAAGAAAAGAAAAGACGGCACTAAGATGACGTGTGCTGAGTGGGCAGAACGCCATAACTTTATATATGCAGAGGAGATTATCCCAGATGAGTGGTTCAACAGGTTATAGAATTGAAGTTGCAATTATTGATAACAACAGTGATGCGGATGGCGCAACAGCTACTATCACAAGACGTGGTGATCATCTAGCTCTTGTCGATTTAGAAGAGGCGTTCACTGCGGCTGTTAAGGCTATGGGTTTTTATGCTGATGTCGAATTAGATCCTACAGGAATAGAGTAATGGATCAACAGGAGAGTGAATTTTTAATGCACACTCCATGCGAGAAGTGTGGTTCATCAGATGCAAACAGTTTGTACACTGATGGTCACACCTTTTGCTTTGCGTGTAATACATATGGGCAATCCCAAGAGGAGGCTAAGGTCATCGAGATTAAACCAGTAGATTTTTTAACAGGAACACATGAAGTATTAGTTAAGCGCTGCCTCACAGAAAAGACAGTTAAGTTTTGGGATTATCAAACAGGAACCTTTAATGGTCAAACAACGCAGATTGCAAATCACAAAACCAAAGACGGCAAAACTGTTGCACAGAAAATTAGAACAGCAGGAAAGAATTTCTCAGTACGTGGGACAATCAAAGAAGCTGGACTCTATGGACAATGGCTCTGGCGAGACGGAGGTAAGAATGTCACCATCGTTGAAGGGGAACTAGATGCCCTCTCAATGTCACAAGCGTTCGACAACAAGTGGCCTGTAGTATCCTTAAAGACTGGTGCAGCAGGCGCTAAGAAAGATGTTAAGCAAGCTATAGAATGGTTAGAGAAGTTTGAAAGTGTCGTGTTTATGTTTGACAATGATGAGGTAGGACAGGAAGCAGCTCTTGAATGTGCTGCACTACTATCACCTCGCAAAGCTAAGATTGCAAAGCTACCACTTAAAGATGCAAGCGATATGATTATGGCTGGCCGACATGCAGAGCTTATAGATTGCTTCTGGTCAGCTAAAGGTTTCCAACCAGATGGTATCATTAATGGTGCTGATCTATGGGAAGAAGTATCGACGGAGAAAGAGGTACACAGTGTCCCTTACCCGTATACAGAGCTTAATGAAAAGATAGGTGGCTGTAGGTTAGGTGAGATCGTAACAGTAACAGCAGGATCAGGTTTAGGTAAGAGTCAGCTCACACGAGAGTTTGCATATCATCTACTGAACGAGGGCGCTACCATAGGCTACGTTGCGTTGGAGGAATCCAGTAAGCGCACAGCTCAGGGATTGATGTCCTTACACTTAAACAAACCTGTACATCTTGAGGAAGTACCTAAAGAAGATATGCGTGAAGCGTTTGACGCAACACTAGGAACAGGTAGAGTCTTTATGTATGACCACTGGGGATCAACAGAGGGTGATAACTTACTCGCTAAGATCCGATACCTTGCAAGAGGTTGTGGTTGTCAGTACATTATCTTAGATCACATTAGTATTGTTGTTAGTGGTCTTGAAGGTGGCGATGAAAGACGCATCATCGATAACATGATGACAAAGCTCAGATCAATTACAGAAGAATTAAATATAGGTATGATTGTTGTATCGCATTTACGAAGACCTAGTGGTGACAAAGGACATGAAGAAGGTGTGATGACTTCTCTATCGCAACTCAGAGGCAGTGCCTCCATAGGCCAGCTATCTGATATTGTTATAGGGTTAGAAAGGAACCAACAAGATGAAGAGTCATCTAACATTACAACACTACGAGTATTAAAGAACAGGTGGTCAGGTGAGACTGGTATAGCAGGTCAGTTATCCTACTCCGCAGCAACAGGTAGAATGTCCGAGGGTGTCTTTGACGACACACCTTTTTAATCAATCCAGCGAGATGATATATGTTAATTTTTGATTTAGAAACAGATGGTTTATTAGATGATGTAACTAAGGTTCATTGTGTTGCTATACAAGACACAGACACAGGCAAGGTAACGAGGTGCGACCCTACTGGAATAGGTTTTGCTCTTGCTACCTTAGACGGAGCAGAGGTTATTGGCGGACACAACGTCATGAACTACGACTTACCAGTCTTAGAAAAGATTTATGGCTGGAAACCTAAAGCTAAAGTATTCGACACCTTAGTAGCCTCACGTTTGATCTGGCCTAACATGAAAGAAAAAGACATGCTCAAGCGTACCGTTGACAATAAGTTAATTGGTTCACACTCGTTAAAGGCATGGGGACAACGCTTAAAGTTCCATAAGGGTGACTACGGTGAGCAGGACGAAGCATGGGATGCTTACACACCTGAGATGCTAGATTATTGTGTGCAAGATGTAGCCCTTAACGTCAAGCTGTACGAGTTGATCTTATCGAAGAAGTATCCTGAAGAACCTATGCGTCTTGAACATGAGATGAATAGACTTCTTATTAAACAACAAGAAGAAGGTTTTCCTTTTGATGTGCCGAAAGCACAGAAGCTCTACACTCTCTTATCAACACGTAAGTTAGAAATAGAAACAAAGCTAGTTGAAACTCTTGAGCCTACTATCATTGTGCTCAAGACCAAAACAAAGACTATACCTTTTAACCCTGCATCCCGACAACAGATTGCAGACAGGTTACAGAAGTTAGGCTGGACTCCTAAAGAGTTCACTCCATCTGGAGAACCGAAAGTTGACGAAAAAATCTTGGCAGGAATTGACTTGCCTGAAGCTGCATTATTGACTGAGTTCTTAATGCTAAACAAACGACTGGGGCAATTAGGAAATGGAAAACAAGCATGGCTTAAACTGGAAAAAGCTGGACGCATCCACGGGCGGGTTAATCACATGGGCGCTGTTACTTCCCGCTGTACTCATAGTGATCCTAATGTTGCTCAAGTACCTTCCGCAGGAGCAGCCTTTGGTAAGGAATGCAGAGAGTTATTCCATGCACCAAGCGGTTACTCATTACTCGGAGCAGATGCAAGCGGCTTAGAACTACGCTGCCTAGCTCACTACATGAATCGCTTTGACGGTGGTAAGTACGGTAAAGAAATCTTAGAAGGTGATATACATACAGCTAATCAAGAAGCAGCAGGACTTGCTACTCGCCCCCAAGCCAAGACATTTATCTATGGCTTTTTATACGGAGCAGGGAACGAGAAGATAGGCCAGATCATTGGTAAAGGTGCGAAGGAAGGAGGTCAGATTAAGAAACGCTTTCTGGCTAAGACTCCAGCGTTAAAGAAACTAACAGAAGCTCTTAACAATAAACTAGACAACCAACGTGGTGAGAAATTTATTAACGGTTTAGATGGTAGGTTGATTCCTATCCGTCACCCACACGCAGCGTTGAACACTCTTCTCCAATCAGCAGGAGCGATCATCTGTAAGAAGTGGTACGCAACTGTAGAAAATATGATAAGAGCTAAAGGCTACACTAACGAAGAAGTTACTATAGTGGCGTTTGTTCATGATGAAGTTCAGATACTTGTTAAGAAGGGACTAGAGGATGAAATTGGTGAAATCACTAAAGCAGCCATTAAAGAAACAGAACGAGCTTACAACTTCAAATGCCCTCTCGACTCGGAGTTCCAAGTCGGGACAAGCTGGGCGGAAACTCACTGATGCTAACCGCTTGGGAGATATGGCAGAACACTACGCAATTACGTGGTTGTGGGATGAAGGGTTTGAAGTCTTCCATAACTCAGGTTGTACAGGTGCTGTTGATATTGTCGGTATTAAAGATGGTGAGGTTTACTTGTTTGATGTCAAGATGAATAGTAATCCAAATAGGGCTAACAATTCTAAAGCCCGCACAAAACTACAGAAAGAGTTAGGTGTGCAGTACATACTGTTTGATTCTAGGACTCGAAAACTACGCTTAGTAAAACACAAGGAATAATTATGGAAACAAGCACACTCAATTTAATCTTAGGTTTTGGTTTTGGTTCAGTCTCTTTTGCTTTCGCTTTTAAATGGATTGTTGAATCTATCATCCACTGGAAGATGTCTAACAAAGTAAGCACGATGGTTACTATGGACGCAGAAGAGTT